CGGGAGATCTATACCGTATAATAATCTCTTCAGATGACCATTCTAAAACGTCAGGGTGTGCATCTAGTTTTTGCATCACCATGAGTTCCCACCTAGATCTATAAATAATATTACTAGGATCACCTTTGTATTTATTAGGGTTGCGTGCCCTAAACACGCCCTTGTATGCCATTGTTCAATAAAACTCGTATAAATAGACCGATGCATTATATTTATCAAGGATATTCTAATGGCGTTTAACGTTAGCAATTATGTTAAGGATGCTGACAAGCCTTACATTAATCGTATCGCGGATCCGATTGTAAACTCTACAACATACGGTATGCCTACTAGCGCTGCTACTGTTGCAACCTCTACTGTTGATACTATGATTAATGTCGGTATGTCTGCTGCTTTAGCTGCTGAGTTAACGGCGTCTAGAACGGATGCTGCTATTGCTGGTGGTGCCGATGAATTCTATGCTATCTCAGGAAGAGATCCTACAAGAGCATCTAGAGTTTCTCTACAATCTTTGAAAAGAAGAGATATTACAACAAATGAATATCTCAATAACGTTAACCCACAGACTAGAATCGCTGATTATAAGAGCGACAACACTGTAGAAATTATTACGGTACTATAATGCCAACAGCTAATACAGCCGCAGTATCACCATCGCCAGCTATACCGCAATCCGCGCCAGCAGGGTCGCGTATGGGTAAGTATCATACTAGATTACTTATCGGCAAATATCAGCGCCCAACCCCGTTTAATAGAGTACAGTTCACGCCTAATATTGTAGTGTTTTTACCTATACCAAATGAACTACGCGATGATACCTCGGTTGGCTATACTAATGTTAATCTTGAAACTGTGGGTGACCTAATTAACACAGCAGGCGCAGCTGGATTCGGCGCAGCTGCATTAAGAAATGCTGGTAATATGGTTAACGCCCTGGGTGGTGTTGCTAGTACGGCTCTCGGCTCTATGGCAGGCGCTGCAGCACAAAGCGACGCTGTACAGAAAGTCGTAGAAGGTGCTCTAAATGGATTAGGTAGCTTATTCCCTCCTGAACAAATCACATCCGCGTTACAACAAAGCGCTGGGCTAGCACCTAACCCGAACCCATCTGTGCAGTTCCAAGGACCGGTGCTTAGAGACTTTTCATATACATGGGCATTCTATCCTAAGAATAAATCTGAATCAATTACGGTTCAAAATCTAATAAAGATTTTAAAGAGAAGCGCATTACCGCGAAATAGTTTTCAAAATTCAGCTGCTATTCTTGATTACCCGGATATGTGTCAGATTAATTTCTTCCCATGGGATGAGGGCGGCAGTGATACCTGGGCATGGTCAGAAAATAGTATTATTAAATATAAAAAATGCGTGATGCAGAATGTTAATGTTAACTACAACCCGTTCGGTACACCAGCATTCTTTGAAGATTCACACTTACCTGTTTCTTATCAGATTACAATATCGTTTAAAGAAATCGAATACATGTTAAGTGAAGACTGGAAAACATCACAGCTACCTCCAACTGCTACACCTCGCGAAAATTCCATTGGTACAGTGCTTGGTGAGATTATCGCTCCATTAAATCCATTTACAGATATTAACAGTGCAGCATCAGCCGCGGCTGCAGCCCTTGCAGATGGGACAGCACAATGAACTATTTCGATAAGCTTCCTACCATAACATATGACAATAAGATCGCAGTTAATATTCTAGCACGTGCCCAATTATCTGATAGCATTAAGAATAACGCAACCGTGTATTTACCTTATACTATGGATGATGGTGATAGAGTTGATCTTGTATCACGTGCCTACTATGGCAGCCCTGGATATTCCTGGCTTGTTTGGTTTTCAAACGAAGTTGTTGATCCGTACTATGATCTTGTCGTACCAGATCTAGATCTAGATGAGCTTATAGTATCCAAGTACAGCTCAATTGAATTAGCGCAACGTAAGATAGCTTTTTACAGAACAAACGGTATTACTAGAAGCGAAGATAGAATTACCATAGCTGAATATAACTCATTAACTAATAATCGTCAGAAGTACTGGGAACCTATTCTTGACTATCTATTCAATGTTAAAGAGTATAAGAGAGTTAGTTATGCGCAGACAATCAATACTAATAGAATCGGCAGCATAACTTTCGCAAATGCTACAGGGCAGTTTAAAGTTGGCGAAGAGATTCAATATAACAGCACCAACTATGCATTCTGCACTTATGCAAGCGATACAGAACTTACTGTACAACATATTACAGGCGAGTTTACAGCCGATACTATTATTACTGGTAAAGAATCAGGCGCAACAGCTACGATTGTAACATGTAATAATGCTATATCCACAACACTGGCCTATACAGACAGCCTGTACTGGGAAGCAGTATCTTATTATGACTTTGAGAAAGAAGAAAACGAGAAGAAGCGCGAAGTATATCTAGTTGATAGTAGACTTCGTAATCAGATTGAGCAAGATCTTAAGAGGGTGATGGATCCTAGATGAGCTTTCTAAATCGTATTGTTAGATTACCTAGCTTTAATAAGAATTTCTTTCGCAATCTAACTCGCGATATTCTTGGCGGTGTAGAGCGTGAACTGTGGTCGCGTATTGACCCTGCAGAAGATATTAATACACCAAGAATATCTGTTAATGACTTTAGACCTGGCGATGTTAATATTGAGAATATTACGCTAGTGAGTGCTGATGGTAATCGTGTACATGACTTAATGCAATATGTAAAAGAGATCCATATCTACGAAAGTATTATACATCCGTCAATGTTCTGTGAAATGTCGATGGCTGATAGTATTAGTCTTTATGAGACCTTTCCAATAACTACAAATGAATTTATTACGTTTTCTGTACAAACCCCTGGGCGTGAAAAGAACGAATATAGATTCGCTATCAATCGCGTAGGCGATAAAGTTACTATGCCAGGTAATAAGATGGTAACTTATAAGCTGCAGCTAGTCAGCCCTGAGCTCAAAGCATCTTCGGCTAGTCCTATTGTTAAGCAGTTCAAAGGAACTATTAGTGATATGATTAAAGATATCCTCACAGAGGATATTGGAACAAAGAAGAATATTAATATAGAGCCATCTACCGGCATTATCGATAAGACAACCGGTGTACGCTTTCCGTTTGCTCTTATTCATGAGCATTACTTAGATGCTGATAACAGACGCGATAATCACGGCGTGTATGTCTTTTTTGAAAATAAAAGAGGCTACAATTTAGTTACCTATGAAAAGCTAATCAAAGACGGTAAGAAAGAGCTAAGATTTGGCTCTGACAAGCGTTTTGAATTTACACCTATTCGCAATGCTAATAGTGAAGATATCAAATTTAGAAATATTCTAGCTTACAATCAATCTATGTTCTGTGATGCTATCGATATCGTTTCCTTAGGTGGGATGAATTCAACTGCGATACATTACGACCCCGCGACAGGATTTGGCGATAGAGCTCGTTATCGTGAATCCCAGGATGGTGGTAATCTTCCAACAACGGATAATAACGGCACGGCACTAATCGGTACAGACTTTATTCGCCAGTATGAACGTAACAGTATTGTTAATATGCTCGTTGCTGTTAATAGCGAAACTCGCCCCAATACTAATCTAGCTGAAGTGCTAGTCAAGCGTAATGCGTTTTTAAATAAGCTTAAGCAAATTGAAGCGCAGATATTTGTATATGGTGACTCTAATCTAGCCGTTGGTGATGTTATTGAATGCTCTTTTCCAACATCGTCGTCTGCTGAAAACGATAAGGGAGAGACTCGCCTAGATAGTGGTAACTACTTAATAACACACCTACGTCATATGATTCTATTTACTGATAGACCGCAGCACGTGATCGCTTGTAATCTTATGAAAGCTGGGATGTTAGGGATTAATTAACTATGGCACAGATGGGTCAAGACGGCTTTCGCTGGTGGATCGGAACAGTACTAGATGTAAACAATGACCCACTTAAACTGGGCCGCGCTCGGGTGCGCATTTATGGTGTGGACGATGCTAAAGAAGACGATCAGATCAACCAGTGGGCGTCTTGTGTAACTCCATCTACATCTGCTTCATTTCAACAGATTGGTGATACCCCTGCACTCGTAGAGGGGTCAGAAGTTTTCGGCTTCTTCGCTGATGGCAACAGAGGTGAGGTGCGTATCATTGTCGGTACC